CTGTAAAACGATATACAAAGTGGAAAGAAACAAATACCTTTAGAGAAGCATTACAAGTATTAAGTAAAGCAAAGTTATTTGTAGGAACAGATGGTGGTTTACATCATGCAGCAGCCGCATTAGGCATACCTTCCGTAGTGATATGGACAGGTTTTACTTCACCGAGGCACTTAGGATATGATACCCATAGAAATATACATGACGGCTCAGAGCCATGTGGGACTTATTCTAGCGTATGTGAACATTGCCTTCTAAAAGCGAAAAACATATCTGTAGAACAGGTTTTAGATGCAGTTAATACTGAGTGGCATAGAGCGTAGAGATAACGTCTTAAAACGCTTGCAAACGCATTGTAAGGGTACTTTAACAAGAGAATGGGATGGTAAGTCTATTCCTATCGTTGTAGGTAATCTACATGGTGCTGATAACATACAAATAGCATGTCGTAAACAAAATATACCATATATTCTGATAGATCATGGTTACTTTCACAGAGAAATGGACTTATCTTGGGCTAGATTCTGCGTAAATAACTACCATTGTACAGATTGGCGAGATTCAGATAGAGAAATACCTAAAACACACGAATATCGGTCAGGTGAACATGTAATTATACTACCACCTGCTGACAAAATAGCTTATATCTACGGTGCATACGATTGGTTAGACAAAACTGTAGAGGAAATACGTAAACATACAGAACGTAAAATCATAGTTAAGCGTAAAGGCGAAGGTGATTTTAAACAAGCTATAAAAAAAGCTCATGTTATTGTGAGTTTTGGAAGTGTGGCAGATGTAGAAGCAAGTATTTATGGTATTCCGGTGATTGTATCCGAATATAGTCCAGCAATACCTATTTCAAACAAGATACAAGATATAGAAAACTTACATTACCCAGATAGAACTCAATGGTTACGTTCATTAGCCTCTGCTGAATGGCACAGAGATGATATGGACAAGTGTTGGGCAAGATTAAAAGGACAATTAGATGGCATTAACTAACTACACCACGTTTGTAGCAACAGTAGAAAGCTACTTAGCACGAACAGACTTGACAAGTGTAATACCTGACTTCGTTCAAATGGCTCAGTTTAGAATGAGTCGTGATTTACGCACAGAAAAGATGTTAAAGGTAGCAACTACAACACCTTCTGATAACAAAGTAGCATTTCCTACGGACTTCTTAGAGTTAAGAGAGATGCACTTTCAAGGTAATCCACCTATTAGACTAGAATATCAGTCACCAGACTTATTCTTCCGTAATGGTCAAACCACATTATCAGGTCAATCCCATTACTTTACTATGTTAGGCACAGAGTTCCAATTTGCACCTAGCCAAGATACAGATTACACCATACAGATATTGTATTATGCACAACCTACATTTATCTCAACCACTACTTCTAGTAACTTATTCTTAGCGTATTATCCAGACGCTTTACTATACGCAACATTGGCAGAATCAGAGCCTTATTTATACAATGACGCTAGAATTGCTACATGGTCTGCATTATATGACAGAGCCATTACTAATATTAAGAAGAGTGATTTAGGTCAAACATATCCATATACAACACTTAGTGTAACCCCACGATAATTTAAAAGGAAAATATTATGTCCGAAATGGCAAATTACCTAGAGAACGCACTTATAAATGCAACTCTAAGAGGCACAACATTTACAGCAGTTGCAACACCATATATTGCTTTATACACGACTGACCCTACAGATGCAGATACAGGCACAGAGGTTACTGGTGGTTCTTATGCTAGAACAGCAGTGACTATGGGCGCACCTTCAGATGGCGTATCTACTAACTCAGCAGACGTTACATTCCCAACAGCAACAGGCACATGGGGAACTGTAGGTTGGATTGGTATTAGAGACGCATCTACAGGTGGCAATTTACTTTACCATACTCCACTAGACGTATCTAAAACTATTACTTCTGGAGATATATTTAAAATATCCACAGGCAACTTGAGTGTCACACTTTCGTAGTAGTTAAATACAGGAAAATATAAATGGCATTAGTCATAAAAGATAGAGTACTTGAAACGACAACTACTACAGGCACAGGTACGCTTACGCTTGCAGGTGCTACTACTGGTTATCAATCTTTCAGCACAGCTATCGGTAACACAAATACAACTTACTATACTATATCTGGTCAAGGTACTTCAGAATGGGAAGTAGGTTTAGGCACAGTAGGTGTAGGCACATTAGCTAGAACTACTATCCTTGCATCATCTAATGGTGGAAGTGCTGTAAACTTTAGTGCTGGTACTAAAGACGTATTTGGTACTTACCCTGCTGGTCGTGCAGTAGCTTCTACAGGTGCATTAACATCTGGTCGTGTTACTTATGCCACTACAGATGGTGCTGTTACAGATTCTGCTAATTTAACCTTTAATGGTACAACACTAACTACAGCTAATGATGCTTCTATCTCTACATTAACTGTAGGTAAAGGTGGTGGTGCTGTAGCAACTGCAACTGCTTTAGGCTATCAAGCACTTAATGCAACTAATACAGGTGTTAGTAATACTGCGATAGGTTATCAATCATTACAATCTAATACTAGCGGTGCTTCTAATACTGCTATTGGTAGAGCCACATTAAACTTAAATGTCACAGGACAATTTAACACAGCCATTGGTCAATCAGCATTAACCAACTCAGGCAAAACTGTAACTGCTGGCTCATTCGTAGTAGGTGTTGCATACACTATTATTTCTATTGGCACTACAGACTTCACCCTTATAGGTGCAGCATCTAATACAGTAGGACTCACATTCACTGCAACTGGAGTGGGTACAGGAACAGGTACTGCGGCAAGTAATACTGGTAACAATACTGCTGTAGGATACAATACTCTTTTTACAAATATTTCAGGAATTAACTGTACTGCTGTTGGTAGTTCAGCCTTATCAGCAAATACTAACAGTAGTAATAATGCTTTTGGATATAATGCTTTAGGTGCGAATACCTCTGGTGTACAAAACGTAGCTATGGGTAATAGTGCTGCTGCAACTAATACCACAAGTAATAATCTTACAGCAATAGGTAATTTAGCTTTATTTAGTACTACAGGAGCAGATAATACTGCTTTAGGTAATAATGCTGGTCGTGCTATATCATCTGGCATACAGAATATTGCTATAGGATCATTAGCAGGCTTTTCAGGCACAAACAATCTTACAACTGGTTCTAATAACATTATAATCGGTTATAACGCAGCTGCTTCAGCAGCTTCTGTATCCAACGAAATTACACTAGGTAACGCTAGCATAACTAGCATGAGAGTACCAGGTATAGCAGCTACATTTGGTACTAATAACTCTACAATATCTACGCTAACAGTGGGTAAGGGTGCAGGAGCAGTTGCGACTAACACTGCAGTAGGTTATCAAGCATTAAATGGTTCTAATAGTGGAACAGGTAATAATACTGCAGTTGGTTACTTTGCTTTAGGGTCTAATACAACAGGCTCTGGACATGTAGCTGTAGGTAGAGAAGCTTTATCAGTTAATACTACAGGATTAAATAATATAGGTATTGGATATAGGTCTTTATATGCAAATACATCTGGAAATGGCAATGTTGCAGTTGGTTATGCTGCATTACAATTAAATACAACAGGTGGCAATAATACCGCAATAGGAAGTAGTTATAATACAACAGGACCTTTAGCAAATAATGTTAGTGGTTCTTTTAACACAGCTGTTGCAGAAGGTTCTTTAGCAAGAAATACAACAGGAACTAGTAATGTTGCAGTAGGTTGGTCTGCATTATTTAACAGCACCACAGCAGTAGCTACTCTTGGTGCAGTAACTGGTGGTTCTGGTTACACAAATGGTACATATACTGCTCGTGCTATGACACCAGTATCAGGTGCTACATTTATCACATATCCAACAGTAGACGTTACAGTATCAGGCGGTGCAGTTACCGCAGTAACATTAGTCACAAGAGGTGTAGGTGCATCATCTACAGCAGCTACAGTATTAACAGTAGCAGCATCTCTTATAGGTGGTACTGGAAGTGGATTTAGTATTCCTGTGGCTACTTTTGCTACAGGTGCTAACAATACTGCGATAGGGTATCAATCTGGTAATGCTGTTACTACTGGTGCAATAACTTCTTTAGGTAGTCAATCATCACCATTTTTAACAACTGGTAATGCAACTGTAGTAGGGTATCAAGCTGGTTATGGTGCAGTTACTTCTACAGTTACTGCTTTTGGTTATCAAAGTTTACAAAATGCTAGTGGAACAAATAATGTAGGATTAGGTTATCAATCAGGTAGAGCAGTTACATCTGGCACACAGAATATTTTAATTGGTGATGGATCAGGTAATTCAGGTACAAACAATCTTACTACAGGATCTAACAATATTATTATTGGATATTTTGCTGCTGCATCATCAGCAACAGTGTCTAATGAGGTGACAATAGGTAATAGCTCTATTACAACTGTACGCATTCCTGGTGTTGGATTTACAGCTACTACAAATGGTTTTGGATATGCTACAGGTTCAGGTGGTGCAGTTACACAAGCAACATCAAGAACTACAGGTGTCACTTTAAACAAAACAAATGGTGCAATTACACTTGTATCTGCTGCTGGTTCTGCAACATATCAATCATTTACTGTCACCAATTCAACTGTAGCTGCAACAGATACTATTATTGTTAATCAAAAATCAGGTACAGATAAGTATATTATCTTAGTAACAAATGTAGCGGCAGGTAGCTTTGAGATTACTTTTGCTACTACAGGTGGAACTACAACAGAACAACCAGTATTTAATTTTGCAGTCATTAAAGCTGTAACAGCATAAGGAGCAATAAATGGCAATAACATATTTATGGGAAGTCACATCTATGTACACTCTACCTGAAGTAGAAGGTCAAACAGATGTCGTAGTATTAGCAGAATGGGCAGTATCAGGCACAGATGGCACATACTCAGAAAAAATAGGTAGCAATACTACACAGTTTACTATATCTGCTGACGATCCTGATTTCACACCTTATGATGAACTTACAGAAGAACAAGTCATAGGCTGGATACAAAGTGTATTAGGTCCAGATGGTGTAGCAAGTTATGAAGCTACAATTGCAGGAAGTATAGATGCACAAGCTAACCCACCTGTAGAACCTAGCGCACAACCTTTACCATGGGCTAACTAATGCTAGGTTTTTGTGCCATATCTGAAGCACCTATAAGTGATTTAGGTGATAAGTCAGTATATGCTTCTGCGCAAATATCAGCATTTGCAGACGTAAGTGCGTTTGCTAGTGTATTTTATGATGTATCTGGAAACATTGTTTGTTATGCAGATGTTGTAGCATCACCTAATGCTATATATTGGGGTTATGCTAATGTCAATGGCACTGCAGAAGTATCAGCATTAGCACAAAACATATCTAGTGCCATAGCATATATAGATGGCAACGCTACTGTAAGTGCTTACGCTAATCGCACATTATTCTTTACTGCTGATATTAATGGCACTGCAGATGTCACAGCTAACGGATATCGTATTCAATTTGCAGACGCATCTGTTATAGGCACAGCAAATGTAACAGCACTAGGTAGTGAAATTTATTCTGCTAAAGCTACAGTAGAAGGATATGCGTATGTAACAGGTCTAGCTAATGCTACATATTCAGGTTATGGCTTTATCAATGCTAATGCCACTATAACAGCTAATGGCGTTATTGTAGGTGAGGGATGGACACCTGTTGTACCAGATGCAGAAACATGGTCAGATATTACACCATCATCAGATATTTGGACAGCAGTCACACCATCATCAGAAGATTGGTTAAATGTTGCTATAGAAAACCTTGACAATGGTGGTGATTATAAAGCATCTGGTCTATTAACATATCCTGAAGTTAATGATATAAGTGTAGATGCAAATACAACTGCAATTGTCATGAATGGTACAAATGGTGGTAATGTACTTAATACTTCATCATCAGGTATGGTAAATTGGGGTTCAGATAATGATGCGTTTCAACAAGTCAGTTATATTCAAAATGAAAATAATGGTAATATTAATCCTGATTTCTTATGGGTTTCTTATTATAACAATAATATAGCTAGAAGTAATGATAGTATATATGCAAATGACCAATTTAATAGTGATGCTTATTGGATTTCATTAATCAATGTATTAATTGGTAATTCTGCACCACCTGTATTACATAATAAAAATAGTAATACTACATCATCATACCTTTCTTCAGGCGAATTTGTTTTACCTTATATTAAACTAGAAGGTATTATTAAAAAAGAATCTCAATACATAGCTGTTGGGTTTGGATTTGATGATTTTGTAACTAATTTTTACACAGCAAAAAGTAGTGATGGATTATCTTGGGAATATTTTTCTACTATTGCAAATATCAATGATAGTTCTGGTTATCTTACTATTGCTTCATCTAGTTCTCAGTATGCTTTAGTTGGATTTGGTTATGATGATATTACTGGATACAATGATATCATCACTGTTAATTCAACCAATGGAACGTCATTTAATTTAACCAATACTATTGGTGGTAGTTTTACATTTCCAAACATTTGTTCTGTTTATGGCAATAAATTTGTTTTTGTAAATTCTGATGGTTTTAATAGTGATATATATACAAGCAATGATAATATTACTTGGACATTATCTACTAATCTGTCGTTAAATGTAAAAAATATTATTTGGGATGGTTCTCAATATATTGTATGTGGCTTATATAATTTAGGTTCAGCTATAGCAACATCAACAGATGGTATTACATGGAGTGCAGTGCAAGTAGTATATACGCCTCCTTCAAACAGTATGGGATCATCAGTTATAGCTTATTCAGGCAGTCAATACGTGATTGTAGGAATAGAATATGGATCACCAAATAATATTATTTCTTTAGTATCTACAAATTTATCTACTTGGACAAGATATGTAGCAATTAGTAATTCTGGTGGTAACGACCCTTATTCAATTATTTTTGCTAATAATAAATACATATTTGTAGGAGCTACTGATTTAATAGCAACTTCAGCAGATGGCATTACTTGGACTCAACAATCTACTAGTGGATTACCTGCAGATGCAACGTTTAATGAGATTATTTGGGATGGCTCTAAATATATAACAGTTGGATATTCATCACCATCAATATACGCATATGACGCATTAATTGCAACTTCACCAGATGGTGTTACTTGGACACAAAGAACAATTGCATCACAACCTACATCCTTAACAAATGTAGCTTCAGGAAGTTCTGTTATTGTTCCACCTAACGGACTTGTAATGTTATGTTCAAACGTATCTTTATATTATCCAGATCGTGATTTATATACAGCATACGATTTAACAGAAGCTCAAATTAATACTATTATGGGTGCGGCAGTATCACCTTTAAACATCACTGATATTTCTGATACAGCTGATTTAACATGGATTAAACGATCTTATATATATACGCCTTATGACACGACTGGACAATTATATCCAGCAATGGCACAAGAATTATGGTATGCAATAAACAATACAAACGATTACATTGTATCTAGCCCAACTATTACATACGCAGATGTATTTGATGCTCAAACAGTTTCATTAACCTCATGGAGTGGTGTTAATTTAGTATCACCATTCCAAAATTTAGTACCAGGTACAAATATTTGGACTGAAGTAAATCCAGGTACAGATACTTGGTTAAGGCAAGGATAGTTAATTAAGGAAAACAAATGGCAAAAAATAAAATTTCAGAATTTAGTGCAACCTCAGCAGATAACACCGATATTACCAATATTAATATTGCTGAAAACTGTTCACCAGCTAACGTAAACAATGCTATCCGTAGTTTAATGGCATTACTAAAAGACCAACAAACAGGTGCTAGTGGTGATCCATTTACAGTAGCAGGTACATTAGTATCTTCAGGTCAAATAGATATTACAGGTGCTTTTAGACTAGATGGAACGGCAGGTGCTAGTGGTCAAGTACTTGCATCAGCAGGTGGTAACAATACACCTACATGGAGTGTATTAGGCACAATTGCATCACAAAATGCTAATGCTGTTGCTATTACAGGTGGTACTATTACAGGTGGAACTATTACAGGTATTACTGATTTAACTGTTGCAGATGGTGGTACTGGTGCTTCTAGCATCACAGCAAACTCTGTTATTTTAGGTAATGGAACTTCAGCATTATCAGGTAATTTAGTAGCTCCTAGCACATCAGGCAATGTACTTACATCTAATGGAACAACTTGGACAAGTGCTGCTCCTACTGGAGGCATTGGTTCAAGTCAATCTTGGACAGATGTAAAAACAAGTCCAGGCAGAAGTACTGGAACTACTTATACAAATTCTACAGGTAAACCAATTCAAGTTTTAGTAGTAATAAATGCAAGTGGTGCAGGTAGTGGCTCTACTACATCTACTGTTGTTGTTAATGGTGTTACTATTGGTTCAGCTACTGCAGCTGAAAGTAGTGGATTTTATAATATTCCAACTACATGGTCATTTGTTGTACCTGATACCCATACATACTCAGTTACATTATCTACATCTGCTACAGTCACATATACTTGGGCGGAATTAAGATAATATGCCTACACAACGCATACAATTTAAAGAATGGTTACCAGACCAACCTAGTATATTAGACTCTGTATCAGAAGCTAATAACGTTATTCCTTTAGCAATAGGTTATGGTCCTTTTAAAGCGGCAGCAGATTATTCTAGTGCAGCTTCAGAAAACCTTAATAACTGTTTTGCAGCTAAATTAAATACAGATGTATTTGTTTTTGCTGGTGGTAATAGTAAATTATTCCAATTAGATAATTCTGATTTATCCCTTGTTAACAAGTCTAAAGCAGGTGGATATACAGGCACAGATAGATGGCAATTCTTACAATTTGGCAACCTTGCACTAGCTTCTAATGGATCAGAAAAAATACAAGCGTTTGATGTAAGTAGTTCTACTGCATTTGCAGATTTAAGTTCAGATGCGCCTGTTGCTAAATACATGACATTAGTTCGTGACTTTGTGGTTGCAGCTAATATCGGTGCAGGTACATATCCTAATAAAGTGCAATGGTCAGGCATTAATGACGCTACAGTATGGACATCCACAGCTACATCACAATCAGATTATCAAATACTTCCAGATGGTGGTGATGTTACTGGAATTGCTGGTGGTGAGTTTGGTATTGTATTCCTAGAAAAAGCTATTGTTAGAATGTCATATATTGGATCACCATTATTCTTCCAATTTGACACTATATCTCGTAACGTAGGCTGTATAGAAGGTAACTCTATTACACAATATGGTGGCACTACTTATTTCTTATCAGATGACGGCTTTTATGCAACTAATGGTGAAGCTATCACAAGTATTGGATCTGAAAAAGTAAATAGATATTTCTTTAGTAATGCTAACATTGGTGATATTGATTCTATTTCTGCATCCGTTAATCCTGAAAGTAATTTAGTGATTTGGAATTATGGTAATACATCTGGTGGTCGTTCACTTCTTATTTACAATTTTAAAACACAAAAATGGTCTCAAGCAGATACAGATGTAGATTATCTATGCACACTAGCTACTTCAGGCACAACATTAGATGCAATTGACTCTGCTTATAATGTATCAGCAGGTTCATTTGTAGTGGGTAAACAATATACCATTAGAACAGTAGGCACAACATCCTTTACAAGTATAGGTGCAGTAGCTAATACTGTAGGTGTATTATTTACAGCCACAGGTGTAGGTTCAGGCACAGGTGTTGCTATAGACATGGCAGCATCTATAACAGCAGCAAAAACAATAGATACACTTACTACACCATTAGATGATAGATTTTATAAAGGTGGTATATTCTTATTTGGTGGTGTTAGGGATACTAAAATTATTACATTTACAGGTAACCCATTAACAGCCACTATTACAACAAACGATTTAGAGTTTGGCTATAATTCAGTATTAACGCTTATTAGACCATCTGTAGATAATGGTTCTGCTAGTGTAAGAGTTGCAAGTCGTAAAATGTTAGATGATACTATTACATATGGTTCATCTGTAACAGCAAGCCAAGAAGATAGATGTTCTGTTAGAAGTGCAGGTCGTTATCATAGAATATCTTTAACACCTACTGGTGCTAACTGGTTAGCTGCAATAGGTATAGATGTGGATTATACTGAGCAAGGAACGAGATAATGGCAAGGGACATGTATCGTAAACTACCTTGGCAAGGTGGTGATCCTAGAAGTGTAGCTGAAATTGTAAACAACCTTGTAGAAGGTAAAAGTAATAATACAGGTGATGTTACTTTATCAGCTTCCGGTGCTACATCTACTACTATCTATGATGAACGTATAGGATATAACTCTTACATTGGATTAGAGCCTAAAACACAAACGTCAGCTAGTACATACTTCCCTTATGGTGCGTTTCAAGATACAACTGACCAAAGTATAGCCACTACTACTGCTACAGCTAATATTAGCCTTAATACTACAGATTATTCTTTAGGAACAAGTCTTGTAGACGGATATAAAATAAAAGTAGACTATTCTGGTCTTTATAACGTGCAGTTTAGTATTCAGTTAGTTAATACTGACAATGCTCAACATGAAATAGATATATGGTTTAGAAAAAATGGTTCAGATGTATCTAATTCTAATAGTCTATTTACTGTTCCAGCTCGTAAAAGTTCAACTATTTATGGCAATATTATTGCATCATTAAACTTTAACATAGAGCTTGCTAAAGATGATTATGTAAGTTTAGCATGGGCAACTACTTCTACATTAGTAACTATAGAACATTTAGCAGAACAAACAACACCTACTAGACCTGCAACACCAAGTGCGATTGTGACTATTCAGTATTTAAGTGCTAACTCATTTACAACTAACTTATTTACAACACCTTATATTAGCTCACAATCACAAGGACAAGCTACTATATCGCATCCTGCAAACACAGGTACGAATAAGGTATATCGTTATAAAATAGTAGGATGATATTACATTATATTCCTAAAGACCAATTACTTCAGCATTGGGACTTTATCAAACATGGTCTTGAAATAGTCAGAAGTAAAGGTCACCCACAATGGATAGTAGAAGATGTCTATTGTGATTGTTACGAACAACGCTCTATGGTATTTCTAGCTATCACTAATAACCAACCTTATGGCTTTGTTGTATTACAACCTGTAGGTCAAGCTATGCACGTATGGGCAGCATGGTCATCTATTCATGACGAATTACTATTACAAGAAGCATGGCAAGAAATTCAAGAAATAGCAAAACAAGGCAGTAAGTCAAAGATTACTTTTACATCTCAAAGACGTGGTTGGGATAGAAAAGCTCTACAAATGGGATTCAAACCTTCAACATGGGAATTTATACTTTAAGGAAAGCAATATGAAATTATTTAATTTTAAATGGTTCTTACCAGCATTAGGTGATTACTTTACATTTTATGGTGGTGGCGGTGGTGACCAAACTTCTACTACGTCATCAGGTATTGATCCATCTGTCAAACCATACGTTACATGGGGACTAGAACAAGCTAAACAACTATACTCACAACCTGGTCCATCATATTATCCTGGTCAAACTTATATCGGACCATCTGGACAAACAACATCTGCATTGAGTTCAGCAGAACAAATTGCAAGTGGTGGTAATCCATTATTACAAGGCGCATTACAGCAACAACAAAACGTAATTGGTGGTCAGTATTTAGGTGCTAATCCTTACCTTGCAGCAGCATTAAAACCAGGTCAAGAATCAGCTATACAAGCATATAACCAAGCTATTAGTGGCACTCGTAGTAATGCTGAATTAGCAGGTCGTTATGGTTCTGGTGCGCAAAATCAATTAGAATCATTATCACAACAAAATTTAGCTAATGCTTTAACTTACCAAGCAGGTCAAGCAGCTTATCAAAATTATGCAGCAGAACGTGGTATGCAAAATCAAGCAGCACAATACGCACCACAATTAGCACAAGCTCGTTATCAAGACGTAAATCAATTATTAAATCTTGGTCAAATTGGTGAAGGCTATCAACAACAAGCTCTACAATCTGATATTGATAGATACAATTACCAACAAAACCTTCCATATCAACAATTGGCTAATTACGCATCTCTTATCCAAGGCACACCAATGGGTCAAACATCTACAACAACTACATCTGGTGGTGGCAAGATAGTCTGTACTGCTATGAACGCTGAATATGGCTTTGGTAGCTTCCGTAATGCTATCTGGTTAGCTCAATCTAAAGACTTAGACCCAGCATACGAAAAAGGTTACCACACTCTATTCTTACCATTAGTTAACTATGCTTATAAGAGTGGTAAAAAGAATGCCCTACAACGCATTTTAAGGGGTGTTTTAGAGCATATCGCAAGACACCGTACTGCTGATATATG